TTTATTTCACACAGATTTCTTATATCTCCTTATAGTCTTCTTATAACGACGGGACGGGGGGAGGGGAGGATGCTTTTTAGTGGAAAAAGATTACCCTACTCTTTCGAATAGGAAAGCCTCTTTCGGTTAATGTTGCTAGACGAATTATTACGTTTCGTGAAATTTACCTATCACTCCGGCCCTCTAGCGTTGTTTAATTTCGACCATATACTTACTTGGATGAAATGAATCCGTTTTTCATCGTTCAATATAATGAGGAGAGCTTTGCCCGTAAGGGACATTTCACAAAGAGATAGGTTATCTCAATTTAATTGGGATCGTCTTCCTACACTAAGAACAAACATACTTGCAAAGTATCCTGATAAGTTTGGTCTTGTTTATAATCCTACTTTTCATCCATATGATTTAGATATCGTTATAGATAAGAAACAACATACAGCTACACAAAATCCTGGACTCCACATAGTTAACTGGGGTAGAGTATCTACGTATACTCCTACCGTTTTCTACATGAGAATAAGTGAAGAAGGTGCGAATATGAACCATGCATTACTAGGAATTTACTTTCCATCAGAAAATATGTTTGATTTAGTTTCTACGTATTCAATTGATATTGATACATTACTTTGTTTTAATGATTTCTTTATAAAGTTATCTGGAACACCAATGATTGTGAACGATGTAGCATGTCTAGCAGACAATCCTAGAAAGTTAAGAAGTGAACGTTGTTACAATCTTCAAGGTGAGGATACAGCAGGAATAGGTTGGTGTGTAGCTTGGATGGTTAGATTATCAGAAGTATTAGCTTCTAAATCAAATGAAGAATTTTGGGGAAGAGAATGGCTGGTAAGAAGAGAAGTATATAAAACAACTTACGATCAATTTCTTAGTATTCCAGGATTTAATAGCATGGAAGTTGGTAAACAATTATGGAATGATATTATATCAAAACATATTGGAGGAAAAAGAAAGAGAACGCGTAAACTAAAAAGAAAAAGTAGACGTAGAGCTAGAACTTGAAATTTGCTAATATGTCGGCAAGAAATGATAAATCATAATCAAATTTACATTCAAAACACATATCAGTATCGATACTTACTTCATTTTCGCAGAATAAACAGTGATCACAAGGGCCGTATTCCATATTGAGTATGAAGATACTATGTGTAATAAATCCGTTTTCGTTTATAACCCAATGGAAAAATGAGGATTCCCTTTCTCGCGTACGAGTAAGAGGCATTCTTCTGTTAATGTTGCTGAGCTGAATTCAATAATTAATTGTGGGTTAATAACCTCCCACCTTAGGCTCACCAGCTATGAAATGTCGGGACCTTTTTTTCTCGAGTAATTCCCCATGATGCAATGTTAGATTGCAAACTCAAAGAACTTTCGTATCAATAGAAAGTTCATATTACTACGTCACCCCTGATAAAGGGCATCCGTGAAACCAAATTTTTATTCAGACGTGATTTCAAAGCGTCTATAGCTTGTACAGATTATTTTAGAAGGCCATACAAACATCTCCTTCGGTCGTTAGCCCTACTTACAGTACCCGACCAATACTGTATTGCCCGTATTACGAATAATACGTTCGGACAACATCTATTCTTTTAGATTTACACAATCCGTTTTTCATGGCTATATCAATTCCATTTTTAAGGAAAACGGATTTATTTGTTAATAAGAAGTAAGACACAAAGTCACTCCAATCAAGTCACAACAATGAATAATCAATGTATTGCAATTAAAGCAAGCGGATTTCAATGTGGCAAGCGAGTGATGCAAGATGCAGGGTCAACAAGGTGTGTTATGCACCATAACTCAATGATGAATAATGGTCCTCACGCACAGCAACTTAAAGAGTTGAAGTACGTACACCAAAAAGAAAAGAAAGATTTAGAGTTTAACCTTCTAGCAAGGTTTGGTAGAAGATGGGAGAATGTTACTCCTGATGCTCGCGATGAATACGTCAATGCAGCTAACCGTATGGTAGCTAGACAAAGTGTTGAGAAGCATGATATGATTCACAGACAGCTGGAAGAAATTCATCGTCAAGGTTTTAACCCCAATGCTGATGCGATTGCGCGTCAAGCACAACGAAGACGGCAGCGTGCAGAAGCGATTCGTGAGAGGATACGCCAGTTCCATCAACAACAAGAGTTCCAACAGAGACAGCGTGCGGCAGGTGAGGCAATGATAGATGCAGTTGATCGTATCCAGCGTGATGAGGAAGCTCGTATTGATGCGCACTTTGCTGGAAATGTAGTGGGTCACATTCAGCGAGCTTTGGATGCGCAAGCACAACAAGGAGAACTTCATGCATTTGTCAACGACAGGCAGAACGTTCACACTAGTGCAGCAGTCAAGCAGACCAAAGAGATTGTGGAAAGGATTCGTAAGATTCCTGTTCCTGAAGGGTATCGCTGGCACGCAACTGAATCATCCAAGACTCCATTTGAGATTGGATTGGAGTGTAGGTTGTCTCAGAAGGCAGCATGGCAAATGATTAGTCAGTACGCCCAGGACACTGCTATCTACGACATTGAACCAGGCATCTACGGAAAAGTCTTGGACTGTGTTTGGCAGTACATCAAGAACTCTCCTGACAAAGCCGACTTGTGCGTGATCATCAAGTCTGAGATGGAGGATAACATTGGGATGTGCGCTCAGGGAAACTTGAGTCGTATCTGTAATATCCTTGCAGGTATCTTGGAGGGTGTAGGCTCACAAGAATCTCTGTCAGAGCGTCTTGGAAGACTCTTTGGTCCTTTAATGGAAATTGAGGATCTGAGGGATCGTATTGCTCGTGGCATCAACATCTTGCAAGAGAATCATGTTCCTAGTGATGAATGGTCTGTGTGGATGGAGCCTTTGAATGAGATAGAAGCATAAAAGTAAAAAAGCCAATAAAATAGAATGTACAGAATTGAAAACTCCATAAACCAAATATAATAAAACTCGAAAGAGAAGGAAAAAATTGGTATTCTTGGCATTGCAAGAAGCCTTTTTGCTCTGATCATATGTGTAAAGTAAGACAAGAACGACTTGATGATATTAAAACTCTACTAACTGCCTTGAAATCATATTCAGTTGTAAAGTGATCGCCATGTTTCAGGTTCTTTTTTGTTATAGTCACAAAGTAGTTTCTTAACAACTTCTTCTGTGATTGTAAAAGGAAGTTCAACATCTAGATAGAATTTATAATCGCGCATACTTTCATGTTTGGCGACACGTAGCATATTGATACGAGTCATCATACTTTCAACTGTACGAATTAATGTTCTTACACCTTTTTCATCGGCCGAGTATTCTGAAATGATATATTTGATTGCAGGATCATTCAGAACAATATCAGTATTAGAAAACTTTAATCTACCTAGAATTTCTGGAAGAATGTAATCTTTCAAGATAATCTTCTTTTCATTTTCAGAATAACCAGAACAATGAATTACAGTCATGCGATCACGTAAGATAGGATGAACTTTTTCAATATCATTGAAAGAGAAGATGAATAAACATTGAGATAAATCAAAATCTACACCTGCGAAATATCTATCATGAAATTGTGTATTCTGGGATCTATCAGTCATATGAATCATCATACTAACAATTTCATCACCTTGAGCGGTTGTAGAAACTTTATCAAGTTCATCAAAATACATAACAGGATTCATAGTTCCAGCATGCATGAGAGAATCTGCAATACGTCCCCATAAAGAACCTTCATAAGTATAGGAATGACCAATAAAGTTAGAAATATCAGAAGCACCACCAAGAGTAAAGAATTCAAAAGGACGTTGAAGAACTTGTGCAATAGCATTTCTAGCAAAGGAAGTCTTTCCTACACCCATAGGTCCTTGTAAAGCAATAACATTACCAACTGAAGAAGGATTGACAATCCATTGAGCTATGATTTGCATGATCTGTAACTTAGCAGGTTCCATACCATAAATATGAGTATCCATACTCTTCCTTGCATTGACCATGAATTCAGTACATTTGGATTGGCCGTCAGATAACTGAACTGGTAAAGGAACAGTTTTTCCAAAAGGTATTCTCATAAACGCATCAACCCAACTACGAAGTTTATGACCTTCATTACTCCCTTCAGAAGCCATATCGTTCAAGATATCAAGTTTTTTGATAACGCTTGTTTTAACATAATCAGAAATTGGAAGTTCAAGAATACGAAATTTATGAGGAACTTCACCTTCATCTAACGACAAACTTGAGATACGAGTCATTAAATCAGTTAATTCTCTCTTCTTTGCAGGTGATTGTTTTTTGTAATAAGATTCTTCACTAGAGCTTAGTCTAATAGGAAGTTTTTGTTGAAGTTTTCCTTTAGGTGGATCTTCTTCTTCTTGTTCTTCACCGATATACTTACTGAATAAATGTTTGATAAATGCATCATTGACTTTAATAGGTTCAAGAACATAGTCAGAATCAGAATCTTCATATTCCTCTTCGGATTCATCAGAAGGCATTTCAAGAACAAATATTTCTTCATCGGATTGAAGAGTATCATCGTCTATCCATTTAGTTCCATCTTCAACTGTATTCTTGCGAACATTTCTTCTCTTTGTTGGTGGGGGTTTATCTTCTCCCATATTTTCGGAACAAGTCCTACTTCTTGCTGCACGTGTCTTTTTCTTAGGAGGCATCCTTGATTGTTAGAAGTAATAAAAACAATATTCATTTTCCACCAATATAATAATGTCGGTTCTTGCATTAAAAAGTTTCCCAGAAGGGTTTCCAAATGATGTCAATGATGTATTGAGAGCAATGTCTTTCACGAATGGAGAAAAGGTAAAGATTTCGGGAAGTATGTCACTTAGGTCACAACTTTACGCAGGTGATTACGATGGAGTTGAAAAAATTGAAACACATGGTTCAAAAATACACGCTGTTAAATCACTAGTTCGTAAATTCAAGAACGTTCTGAGGAAACTTAAGACAATACCAAATACTTATATTGGTGATATTAAATCAGGGTCAATTGAAGAATGGGTAATTATAAAAAGTCCATACAATTACGAATATTCAATTGGAAAACTTGAAGAGTTATACAAAAAGGGAATTATTGATTCAGAACAATATCATCATGGACTCAAAGATATTAAACCTAAAATTACAAAACTAGAATATCTTGGATTACAAAGAGATTTTAGACCTAATATTATTCGTTGGAAAGTTCATGAAGTTATGAAGGGTCATAAAACTTTAATTGATGGTCGTAAATATACTTTAGAAGAAGCATTTCAAGCACCTGTAATAACAAAGGTTGATGTTATTTCGTGGGTCCAAAATAATAGATTTACAGATTTTTCAATGATTTATATTTTTCGGAATAATGGTAAAAAGTTAAATACAGTTGAACGTAATACAGAAGAAGCACTACGTGAAAATATATTTATGCTGTATCATGAAAAGAGTTATTTCAAAATGGCGAAACGTATTTTTTCATTAGCAAAGATTCATAAACAAACGGCAATGTTACATAAACTTTTACCTTTATTTAATGGAGATGCAGGACGTATATATAGTTTATATGGAGATATAGGAACTTTGGAAGAACTTTTAGATGTAGCAGAAGATGTTCCATTTAACAAAATTGAATTTGAATTAGACCAATTCAAAGGAAGATTATCAAATATTAACATGGAATCATACATTCCACACGAACATCATATTTTTAATTTAATTGGTAGAATTGTGAATATGCGTAGTCAAACATATTCAAAAACCTATTTAGCTCGTGTTCTTGAAGAAATTAAGAAAATACTTGAGAAATTATTGAATGCATTTGCAAAAGGATATTTAACAAGAGAAGGATTATTCCCAGAATTTTAGGGTTGTATCTATCTTGCCTGATAGTAATCTAAACCACCCTGTATATAAACTAAAGAAACAGATTCAGTACCAAAGCTTTTATTTTCTATTTGGCGTACACCAAAATTTTCAGGACGGGTAAGACCATTTGAAATAATGGCCTTGCGTTTCTTAAGTTTCATGTACTCTGCATAACCCTGAGAATGACTATTTAGTTTATCACGAGGCATCATTTATTATTTAGCAATACAGAATTAATTATAGAGTACCATCTGTGATATTATTTGGATAAGTAAATGAATTACCAGGTGAACCTATACCATCAGTTCCTCTAATTAATGGATTTAATCCTTTTACTCCTTTAAACTGTCCTTGAAGCCATTGCTGTCTCAATCCTATGCTGTAAAGAACACCTTTAGGACCAGAATTTCTCACAGGGTCTAATCTAATAAGAGTTTGTTTTTTATAAGAAATCCAATCAGATGCATCTCTAATATTTGACGCAATTGAGAAAGCATTTTGATTGTTAATGACACCAGCAAATCTGAATGGAGCTCCAAAACTAGGATTATTATTTGCATAAAAAATATCCTTACCGTAATTGCATGCTAAATATATTGTATTTATAGAATTATTTTGGAAGGCAGCAACTGCATTCCAATTACCAACTCCTAAAGAAGTTTGTTCGGTCCAAGTTACTCCAGCATTATTTGAAGTCCAAACATAACCTCCGTAATCACATGCAATAACGTGTGTGTTCGGAAATCCAAGTGCATCGCAAGCGATTGAAGACCAATTTTTAGGAGAACTACCAATTTGAGTCACCCAAGCAAAAGTATTTGTATCGGAACAGGTTATAATATTTCCTCCTGTACCGGCACCAACCCAAAGTGGAGCTGAGTTTGATGAATTATTTGCTAGAGCGTTACAACCAAAATTTGACGCAAGAGTTAATGTCTTACAAAAGTCTGTAGATACAAAAACACTATCATTTGTAGATATCATAATTATTGCACTTGTTGTACGACCTCCAGCAACTCCTACTACACCACTACTTTGATAAATTTTTCCAACAAAAATAGGATTTGTAGCCCCTGGGAATGTAGCGAGAGCTGAAGTACTAGTTACAATATATGACTTATTAATCGTCAACGAAGGGTCATCTGTATCAACTATACTGAATATAGCGGAAATGCTTGACCATTGTAGATTTTGAGTTTCTCTTGAATTTGAAATTAGTTCAATCCAACTAGAACCAAAATCAGGACTTATAGCGAAATTTCCTTCAGAAGCTGCTGCAATTAGTACTCTTCCTGTTGGGTCACATGACATGCTAGACCAATTAGCATTTCCAGATTGAGTTAATATATTCCAAGTAGATCCAAAATCAGGTGACCCCCAAATGAATCCACCATAATCACAAGCATAAGCTTGTTTACCCGTTGAATCACAACAAATATGATACCAATTATAGTTTCCGTAAACAACTCTAGTCCAATTCCAGGTATCTGTAGTTCGATTATATACTCCTTTCCAAATATTTCCGTCACCAGTACATGCTAATGATGTCATAGTATTTGTTAAGCTGTCATAACCTGAACAACATGAATTCCACTTCTCAAATGGTAGTACTGTTCCACCTGAACTCATTTTATACTTATATTAAGCAAAGAAGATGAAACGAAATGACTTTTTGAGATTTGGATTATTTTTAGGATTGGTCTTTGTTATTGTTTATTTGGTCAATAACAGAGTCGGTATAATTACAGAGCATTTAACAGATGCACCACCTTCGTTAACATCACTTCAAGAAGAAACGAAGGCTTTAAAAGAAGATTTAAATAAAGTAAAAATTGAACTTGATGATATGAAAACTAGATCTCAGGCAGGTGCAGACCAAGCCCAAGGCGCAATGTTACAATTACAAGCAGGTAAAACAACTTAATTTGTCCAAAAACTCAAATCGAAATAAGGAGGAAGAGGACCCCCAATATCATTAGGGTCAGGTTGAGGTGTTGATTTAAAAGAGTTTTCTACATCGGATGGTTTCATGAAATAAGAGAAATATTGTAGATTGGCAATTTTTCCATCAAATCCTCCTCCAATAGCAGTAGTTACAGTTGAGCTATTTTGTTTAGGCATTTGGACTAATGAATGATGAGTGTGTAAAGTACCATTAATGTATACATCAACTGAATCTTGGTCTATAGCGATTGCAACATGTAACCATTTCTTTGCAGGAATATTTGGAATGGGTATTACTTCAGTTGCTCCAAAGGTATCAACTTTTACAATAAGAGAGTTCGTATTTGCGTCAATAAGTAAAGCAGGACACATAGTTTTCAAATCTTCTGAACCTTTATTAAAGATTACCTTTTGTTCGCCATATCTATAAGAGAAATCATCAATCTTAATCCAGCAAGTATAAGACATTGCTATTCCTTCTTTTTCGTTAAAAGAACGAGGAAGATCTAACTGACTTTTTAAAGTAATCTTACCATCTTCTATTGTATTCACTATAGAAGTTGAGGTAGCAGGAGTTCCACCAGAAGTACTTAGATACCAATACGCGAATCCTACAATTGCCAAAGCGACAACAACAGAAATTAGTATCGCACTCATTATCTATAATAAAAATGGATTTATTTTGAGATATGTTGTAAAAGAGTATGAATATCTTCTTTCTTGATTGGAATCCGAGAAAAGCAGCAGAATATCATTGTGATAAACATGTAGTTAAAATGATTATTGAAACTGCACAAATGTTATATTCGGCACATTGGGTCATAGGAACTAATATGCCGGATAATGCTTATAAATTAGCTCATAAAAATCATCCATGTTCGATATGGGTTCGTAAATCATTAGGTAATTATTTATGGTTATGTTCTCTTGGAATATGGTTATGTAGAGAGTATACACATCGCTACAAAAAAATACATAAGACACAAGCTCATATAGAATGGTTATTTGAAAATCATCCTAAACTTGAAAAGGTATGGATGACTAAACCAGCACAAGCTATGCCACCTGAATATAAAACTGGAAATACAATTGAGGCTTATAAAACATTCTATATAAAATCAAAAGTAGCAAGAGGATTTGTTAAATATACAGCAAGAGAAAGTCCAGAATTTCTTAAAGTTATTTAATAAAGTATGTTAACTAATAACACGGTTCATCTTACATCGAAACAGAAACGTAGACAAAAACGTAAAGAAAGAACACAGGCATATATTTCTGCTTCTAAGAATCTAGAAACTAAATTCACGAACCTTTTTACCAAGAGCGTCATACATACCAAACTTGACGGAATAACCAGTAGCAGACTCAGCTGTTGTTGGAGCAGTTGATGATCTACAAGGTGTTCCTGCAGACCAGAATGCCATCGCATCAGATGGAACTAACATTTTTGCATAATGATTTAATCCACACATTTGTCCTGAAAATCCACCATTAGGAGTAACTTGAATATCACCTAAACAAGGTTTTGGAACACCAGTTAAAAAACAAGACTTTACAAGTTTACCATCAATATAGATATCCAAGTTACGACCAAAAGAAGTCACGCTTACAGAAAACCATGTTTGCAAAGGGATATTGGGGACACTACATACAAATACATCATCAGCAGAAGCTGAGTGACCAGCAGGAGCAGGTTGAGCTTTTGATGAACCACCTTCCGTAGAAGGAAAAATAGAAACACTAATTTGCATAGTGTTATCTGTAGGATGTAATGTAATTTTAGGATTCATAATTGCTGAGTTAGCTACATCAGGACGTTGCAAGATAATCTTTTCTTTACCGAATCCATAATTCCAATCTTTTACAAACATCCACCATTGCATGCCATAAGCTCCACCTTTCACATCTGTGAAATTCTCTTTTAAGAGAGGAGGGCCAGATAAAGGAGCTTGATTACCAGGAATTGTTGCTGCAACTGTAGCATCATGATTTGAAGTTAAATCTCCCGAACTTCCTCCTGTCAATCCTGAATATAAAGATTGTGCGACTGTAGGAGGTGGAGGTGCTGGTGGTGGACTTCCTACAGGAGGTTTAGCTGCATCGTTTCCACCAGGAGCAGGAGTTCTTCGTTTAGAGAAAAAGATATTAGGCCAATTATCTGGTGCTGTAAAATCATAGATAACAATACATATAACTACAAAGACAGCTAGACCGAGAATCCATACAATAGGTTTATAAAATCCTGAAATAGCAGAGGAGGTAGTTGCTACTGCACCTGTAACTGCTTCGGATGCCTTCCTCTGAGCGTCAGCCAATTGCCTTGTTAACTCATCTGCTGTAAATGTTCCTCTTGAAAGATCGGGAGCAAATTTTGGTGCTACTGGAGCAGGTTTTGAAAAGAATGAACCCATTTGTTAAAACTCGCGAAGTTAAAAACGGACGTGTTAACAGATAGAAATGCAGAAGACAATGTATTGTAATAATTGTGGGGATAAAGGACATGTATTTAGGTCGTGTCCAGATCCTGTTATATCGTGTGGAATCTTATTCTTGAGAGGAGTTTATGAACCTTTGGAATTACCAGTTAGTGCTTCTTCATTAAGTGTTTTGATGGTGAGAAGAAAGGATAGTATGTCTTATATGGAATTTATTCGTGGGAAATATGATTCAAGAGATACAGAATATTTGAAACGTCAGTTCTTAAATATGACAGTTCAAGAGCAGAAACTTATAGTTGAAGAGGAATTTGAAACCTTATGGACTCGTCTTTGGGGTAATAATCGTGATACAGAATCATTTGAATATAATTTGGCAAAGGATAAGTTTTACGCAGTTGATCGTAAGAAAATTATTGGCTTAGTTCCATCACATTTTACTGAACCTGAATGGGGATTTCCGAAAGGACGAAGAGCCAAAGGTGAAACAGATTTGGAATGTGCTGAACGTGAATTCTTTGAGGAAACTAATATTCCTCCAGATGCGTATAAGATTATGGAAAACATGACTTTCAGTGAAACTTTTACAGGAACAAACAATATCAAATATAAACATAAATATTTTATAGCTTTATTGAAAGACTCAACAGTGTTTACATTAAGACAGAAGCTCACACCAGTCCAGAGACGTGAGATTTCCAGTGTAGGATGGAAGACTCTCACAGATTGCAAGAATATAACTCGCCCACATTATTCTGAAAGGAAAAAGATGATTACGGAATTAGAACGTACAGTTTCTCTTGCTTCCAAATAATGGATTATAAGTTAGTTGGTATTTCAACGTTGGCAGTTTACGGAACTTTATTGATAGCAGGAACTATTATATCCTTGCTATCAAGTCAATTTCAATGTTCTAAAATTGGTATTGGTGAAAGTTTTAAGCAAGGTGCAATCTTCAGTGTATTTCCAACTATAACATATGCGATTGCTGTAATATTTTTATTTGTGCGTAAAAACTTTTCAAATACACTTCAAAGTTTTGGTATTCCAGAAGAGTATGCTCCTGTTATGGGAGTAGGGTATCTTGTAATGTTGGCATGCTGGATTTCAGTTGTTTCAGCAATTCATAATACAGCAAAAGCGGTATGTAATCCTGATGTAAATCAGATGTCTACTTTCAAAAAGAATCTTTTGGCTAAAATTGCTACAAAGGAAAAAGAAATAGCAGCTCAGAAGTCATAATTGAGTAACCATACTACACTCATATATGAAACAACTGCAAATACAAACATCCACCACCAAACTGGAAAAATAGTAGATTCCTTTTTGCCAACTCCAAATGGTCGAACTCGACCTTGTTGTCCGAAAGCAACCTCTGGTTTCATGTATAAGAATCCTGATACTAAAAAGAGGTAAATAACAACCATCCACATCTTAGGGTTTTTGCGGAGTATCTCTTCCATTATGATTTCGTCGCCAAAAATAAGTAGCATGTTCGTCCTACCCAACCGGAAAGCATTCTCAGATTCTATTACTCGAATATTCTTAAAATATCGTAAAACTGATATTGATCCTTTATCAGAAGATGCTGGTGAAGATTTATGTCTACAAAGAGGTGATGCTAAAAATTCAAGAGAACTTTTTACTTACCAAAAAATCGTTAGAGAATATCTTATGATGGAAACTCCTTATCGTGGTCTTCTATTATATCACGGACTTGGCTCTGGTAAGACTTGTTCATCCATTGCAGTAGCAGAATCGTTACTCTCAACTAAAAAATGTTACATTATGTTACCTGCTTCACTTGCAGAAAACTATAAGGGTGAAATTCGTAAATGTGGAGACCCTATTTATGCATTCGAACAATATTGGGAATCTAAGACTGTTACATCACCTGAAGATCGTGAACAAGCAAAATCATTCGGAATTTCCGATAAGTTTTTAGATACGAACGGAAGATTTTATATAACTTCTCCTGGTCGTGAACCTAATTTCAGAACTTTAGCCTTAGATATTCAAAAAGGTATTCGCTCACAAATTGACGATATTTTAGAACAACGATTTACGTTTATTAACTATAACGGTATTTCATCTTCTAATATTGATTCTATTTTACCACCTGATCAACCTACTCAATTTGATAATACGGTAGTAATTATTGATGAGGCTCATAATTTAATTAGTTATGCTTTAAAAGAATCACTTCGTGGGAGATTATATGAACGAATTTATAATGCAAAGAATTGTAAGGTTGTATGTCTATCTGGAACACCTGTAATTAATAAACCTCAAGAAATTGCTTATTTAATGAATTTACTTAAAGGACCTACTCAACGTGTGATAATCCCAACTAAATCTGCTATGGCATGGGACGAAGCAAATATGACATCGTATTTCAAGAAAATGAAAGATGTAGATACAATTGAATACAATTCTGTGAAACGAACTATTATGTTAACTAGAAATCCTCCTTATTTTGAAAGTCAATATAATGAAAAAGGTGACCGAACAGCAGTAAAATACAATAAAGATTTCCCACAAGATCCTGATATTAAAGAATGGGTTTCTAAATGGAAATCTAATTTTGAGAAAGAATTACCAGGAATTGAATTAGAGACACCCGAAAAATTTATAGTTGATGAATTGAAATGTCTTCCAACTGAATACGAAGAATTTGCAAAAATGTTTATTGATGGTCTTTCCATAAAAAATTCATTGCTTTTTAGTCATCGTATTCAAGGATTAGTTTCATATTTTAAAGGTGCAGATGAAAGATTATTACCTAAACGCCTTGAAGAAGAATCTACCTTAGTTAAGATTCCTATGTCTCCCGAACAATTCCAACGATATCTTGAAACAAGATGGATTGAAGTTCAACGTGAATCTCGTAAAGCACGTAATCCTTCTTTAAACGAAGATTTTGGTTCATTTCGTATGACTTCAAGATTATCATGTAATTATGCTGTTCCCCAAGAATTAAGATATGAAATTCCCGAAGGAACATCCGAAGGTGACCTAAATGATAAACCTGAATTAGCAGATAAAACTGACGTGATTGAAAAATTAAAAGCTGATCCTGAAAGATTTTTATCTGATTCAGGTCTTGAAAAATATTCTCCTAAAATGTTAGCCGTCTTAAAAGATTTAAAAGCGAATCTTGGTGAATCCGGAAAATTTAACAATCAATTCGTGTATTCACAATTTCTTTCTTTGGAAGGTTTGGGAGTGTTTATGGCTATTCTAGATCATAATGGATTTCAACCTTATAAATTAGTTAAAAATAACGGAATTTGGGAAGAATCATCTGAAATGAAAGCAGGTGTTCCTGCGTATGCTCTTTATACTGGCCAATCAACAGATGATCGTGAAATATCTCGTCAGATTTTTAATCAAGATTATTCCGATACATTTCCTCAATCTTTGAAAGATTCAATTAAAGAACATCGTCTTTGTGTATTTTTAGGTTCAAGAGCAGCAGCAGAAGGTATTACTTTAGCAGATGTGCGACGAGTACATATTATGGAACCTTATTGGAATCCTGCAATTATCGAACAAGTAATTGGTCGTGCAATACGTATTTGTTCTCATCGTAAACTTCCTCTTGAAGAACGAACTGTAGTTGTGAAACTTTATATGACGGTATTTAGTCCAGAGCAAGCAACAACATCTGAAGGATTTAATATAGTTCCAATTCGTCGTAATGATTTAACATTGAAAAGATATGAAGGTAATGAACCTCGTGAAACGTTTATGACATCTGATGAATATTTATATGAAGTTTCTTATGAAAAAGGACGTATTATTAAAAACATCAGTCATCTCTTAAAACAATCTGCAGTTGATTGTGAAATTCATCGTAAATTACATTCCAAAGAGAAACCTGTAATTCAATGTATGCGTTTTGATACAAAAACTACAAGTGAAGATTTAGCATATAAACCTTCATTCAAAACTGATGATTTAGATACTTTATATTTAAGAAATATTCAACGTAAGAATCGTAGACTTCAAATCGTGAAAGTTAAAGATTTAGTATTTGTTTTAGATCCTGATACGAATGAAGTGTTCGATCATCCTGCATTCATAGATACGAAACGTCTGATAAGATTAGGAACTAGAACATCACCGGGAGAAATCAAGTTTTTTAACTCCGCAATTTTATAAGATGTCACAGTTATCTTTGAGTAACGGTGATTTACCAACAAAGAAATCAGATATTCGTGATGCAAGTACATGGACTCGACTTAAACGTATTAAAGGAACTGGTTCATTAGCTAGTGTTTTAGAAAACAAAACAGATATTACGAATCCACCCGCATCAGTACCAAATGCAGTAATTAACGGTCAACGCATAACAGAATTTGGAACATCTCGTATACGAAGACCTACTAGTACATGGACTAACTATAAAGCGTTCTCAGCATCATACATAGCTCCTGTTGCTGTAACTCTAAACAGTATGACATCAAATATTGGTAGATTGGTAACTGCTAATCCTCCTCCCTTACCAGTTATATCACCTGAAACTCCTAGTAGCTTCTTCGGACAACTTGAAAGTATTCTTGCATCACTCACTACCCCAAATACGGTCTTAGTTTCTATTTACAACTCAGTATCTGAGTATTATTCTCGAGCACCATTCAGTTTTACGGGAAGTATTTATGCATTTACGTCAAATACTGTAACCAACGACCAGATGCAATTATTACCGGCTGGAGCAGGTATCTTAATCCCTCAATTCACTGCATTAACAATTGGAGATTCAACGTATCAAGTAGAAAATGTAGCTGGAGGTAGACTAATAAAAACATCTATAATTGGCGGAGTTGTAACTTATTTTCCAAGAAATTCATCAGTTACAACAACTGGATTAACACCAAATGCAACTTTTCAATACTTAGGTTCAGGTAGTTCAGGTTTAGCAACTATGACAACTGGAACTCAATTATCAATTACTGCAAGTTGGAATAGTCAAACTAGTAGTGTCATTTATACATTATCTCCCCTAGTTCCCGCAAATACATATTATACTAGTTTAGGTATATCGGGTTCATACGCATCACAACCATATAGACGTGAGTTTCCTCTTAATGAAAGTTCTGGTAGTTTAGTAATAGAATACTTATTTGATTTACGTAGTTTACTTATTTATGATGTACCTGTAAGTTTTAATATAACAGGTTACCTAATTGGAACGAGTATGAATATCAGTTCTAATAGTTTCGATATAATATTACGTCGTCCTGTTTTTATAACTGTTAGTAATATCACTAAAACAGCTGTAACTTTATCATGGGAACCTGTAATATCTACTATTCCTGGTGATAATTTAATAGGATATGGAATCTGGGATGTTGGAGTTTTTCCTAGGAGGCTTATTACATCTCTTTCTCCAAATACAACAACTTATACTATTACAGGACTAAGTCCAGCAACACAGTACTTATATCTAGCTAGAGCTGAATATCAATCGGGTTATGGAGCGATAAGTAACGATTCTCGTTCTTTTGCTTCATTCACAACTACGTTTGATATGCCATCTATTGTTGCAACATATAACTCAGCTACACGTGGTTTGAGTTGGGTAACAACTAATCCTATACCCAGTATACCGTACTATAATATAGTTGAAGAAACTACCAATTACATTTTATTAGAAGAAGTTACAAGTCCTGTTACAATTACAGAAACCATGCCAGATTTTTTGGGAACTGAACCTATATCAGTAAATATGAATGTAGTACTGAACGTGTTTGGAACGATTTTTAAATCTAACACTTTTGTTGTATTCTTTGGTCCTCAAGTTTCTGGGATAGAATATTCCAATATTACTAATACAAGCGTTACATTAAGTTGGGCTTATCCAACAAATTCTGTAACTGACTACATAATTTATAAAAATGGAGTTCAAATTGCAACCACTACTGAAACTAGTTATAACATAACTTCACTTTCGGCAGGGACAGATTATACATTTTCAGTAAAAGCTAGATATCCTCAAGGTAATGGACAAATATCAGATGATATAACTTTCACTACAACAGGTACACCACCACTTCCTTCACAGTATGTTCTTGCATCATATGATTATGTAACAAGATTAATGACTTGGGTAGTAGTTGGGGTTCCTGGAGTTACTACTAATAATCCTGATGCAGATATCGTAGACAGCAGAAACGAATCCGTAATCTTAAACAATGACGACCCAGGTAATCCATACTTGGTTACTCGTTTTCTTGGTGGCACAACCTATTCGTATTACCCTGCACGAGTTATTTTTCGTCCGTCGGCATCCGTAAAACTTAGGTCAAATATTATTGATTTATTTGCTAGTGTTCGCCTTACTGGATTAACTGCTAATACAACTCTTACATCTGTTGCATTAACATGGACTGCACTTTCAGGAGCAACTTCATATGTAATTTACAATGATGGAATTGAGATTGGAACCACTACTGGAACTACGTATACTGCAACTTCACTTGCATTTGGCACAAATTTTTACTTTATAGTAAAATCTATATTTCCTACAGGTGATGGACCAGTAGCAGGTATTAGGATTGCTACACTTGCTCCAACTATTGTTGCAACATATGATGAAGCCTCAAATCAACTAAGCTGGGTAACAACTAATCTTCCATCGGGTATAACATCACCACTAACCTATTATGTAAGACGAGAAAATTATACGGGTAATTTCATAGACCAAGCATATACTACAAGTCCCGTTACAATTCAAGACACATTTCCTTTACTGCCCACATTGACCACATATAGACGAGAAGTTGTATATCTCGCATTGGTAACAGGTGGGTTAGCGAAATCAAACTCTATAACTTTAGTATTTAATAATAAAGTTACTGGATTAGTTGTTAGTAATATAACGAGTACAAGCGCTATCCTAGATTGGACGGAATTAACATCAGGAGGAGCAAATGGCGGATACAGAGTTTTTAATAATGGAAGTCTAGTTAGAAGTGTTTATCCTACTAGTACCAGTATAACTGGTCTTTCTCCAAACACAACTTATACAGTAGAAGTACAACCTATACGTGTTATTCCTAGAGGTCCTACGTATTATGGTAGAAAGACACCTGCAACTTTTACTACATCGCCCTAATTGATAAGCTTATGCATTTGTATTGTCTCATTACCGACATTAAGAAATCAAATTTTTTACATCTGCATCTTAATAAATATGTCACAGTTATCTCTGAGTAACGGTGACCTACCAACAAAAAAATCAGATGTTCGTGATGCGAGCACCTGGACTCGCCTTAAACGAATTAGAGGAACTGGTGCATTAGCAAGTGTTTTAGAAAACAAAACAGATATTACGAATCCACCTGTAAGTTTACCAAATGCAGTAATTAACGGTCAACGTATAGCAGAATTTGGTACATCTCGTATACGAAGACCTACTAGTACATGGACTAACTATAAAGCGTTTTCAGCATCATACATTGCTCCTAATTCTGTAACTATAGACACTATTAATGCTAGGATTGCTGCTTTAGTAACTGCTAATCCTCCTCCTGTACCAGTTATAACACCTGAAACTTCTGGTACTTTCTTTGGACAACTTGAAACTATTCTTGCATCACTCACTACCCCAACTACGGTTTTAGTTTCTATTTACAACTCAGTATCTGAATATTATTCTCGAGCACCATTTAGTTTCACGGGGAGTATCTATGGATTCACGTCAAATACGGTAACCAACGCACAGATGCAATCATTACCAACCGGTGTGGGTATCTTAATTCCTCAATTTACTGCATTAACAATTGGAGATTCAACGTATCAAGTAGAAAATGTAGCTGGAGGTAGACTAATAAAAACAGCTATAACTGGTGGAGCTGTAACTTATTTTCCAAGAAATTCATCAGTAACAACAACTGGATTAACACCAAATGTAACATTTACATATTTAGGATCAGGTAGTTCGGGTCTAGCAACTATAACAAGTGGAACTCCATTATCCCTGACTGCATCATATGACAGTCAAACTAATACACTTAGTTATACACCAATTTCAGGAGATACATTTTACTTAATCTTTTACGCAAATGGATCATATACAAGCCCTAAGGTTGTTGGTACTGGAACAACTAGTGTTTTAATAGAATATGTATTTTCATTACCTTACGCTGTTTACGATGTACCTCTAGATTATTATGTAGTTGGTGTAGTATTAGGACAATATATAAGTATTGCATCAAATCGTGTGAGTATAAGAATACGTTCTCCTGCAAATAATGTAGTTGCAAGTAGTATTACTAAGAATTCTGTAACTTTAAATTGGGATCCTACTATATCCACGGTTTCTGGCGATAATTTAATAGGTTATGGTATTTGGGATAGATATAGTGGTCGTAATTTTATTACAGATACGTCTTCGACTACAACAACTTATACAGTTACAGGGTTGACTCCCGCAACACCTTACGAGTTGCAAGTTAGACCCAAATATCAATCTGGATATGGGGCAATAGGTAATACTTCTACAGCTAGAATTGTGACTCTATTTGATATTATTCCAACTATTGTTGCAACGTATAACTCTGCAACACGTACAGTAAGCTGGGTAACAAATGATCCTCCACCAGGTCAATTAAACTATAGTATAATTGAAGCTGATACGCCTTTGAACTCTAACAGGGTTATAGCAGGAGGAGGAGAGATTGGCATTACTAGTCCTTTTACAGTTCCAGAAGCCTGGTACGGATCAATCCCACCTGACACAATATCAGCACAAGTTTCTTTCACATCGTCAGGTGTACAAATTAAATCGAATATTTTTGGTATATTCTATGGTGATAAAGTCATTGGACTTGCGTCTAGTAATGTAACTGATACATCTGCTACACTAACCTGGACTGCCTCAGTACAAGCAATTGGCTACATAGTTTACAAGGATGGAATTGAAATCGCAAGACCTACTACAACCACATATAATGTAACTTCACTTTCTCCAACTACAACGTATGAATTTAAAGTAATACCTACATATACACAAGGTAATGGAACTAGCACAACTAATCTAAGTGTTACTACAACATGAGCATCTGCTTTAGCTGTTCCAACAAATCTAAGAGTAACTTCTGTAACTGTTGATAGTATATCGCTTGCATGGGATCCAGTAACAGGAATTACAGGTTATCTCTTATACTATCCAGGTGATGTGTCTCTTGTTTCAAGTACGACTACTACATATACGTTTGGTTCTCCTACATACATTGTTACCCCAAATACTCAGTACGAATTTAGTGTTCAATCTATAAACGATACTTCCGTTCGTATATCTAGTGCAGTATCATCGCCTGTTTCAAGATATACATTAGCAGAAGTTCCTGTTCTATCATCGATAGACGATGTATCTATAGAATGGCAAAGTATTAATGCAAATTATTTTCAAATCTTTATTGATGGAGTACTGTTCCAAGACAATATTATAGGTGCAGCATTTACGTGGAGCTTTGGTAGTCGTCTTCCGGCTAATGGACTACGTACTATTACTATGAAATCTTTTAACCGAGACAATGTAGGTTCAGCATTTTCAGCACCTCTACAAAAACCATTTGGAGCTTATTATCCACCTGTAACAAATTATAGTATTCTTAGTTCAGCTCCAGATAATATGAGAATAAGTTGGACCCCACCACAATACGTAACCAACATAAGCGGATATGAGGTCATGCTTACTTATGGTACGAGTAACCTAACAGTAACGCGTGTCGCAGCGAATTACACATTCCCAACCAATGCTGTTAATTCAGGTGAGATAGTTAATGTTCAAATTACTGTAAAGTATAATGATAATAATTACAGTAGTACTCCTTTTGGCTTCTCATTTACCGCAGATTAAACTTTACATAAACTAAACTAATACCCATATAATAGAGAATGCCAGGAGGATTAATGCAATTAGTTGGTAAAGGAGCACAAGATGTTCTTCTGACAGGAAACCCTTCCTTTACTCACTTTAGATCCATGTATAAGAGGCATACCGATTTTGCAATGGAACACTTTAGATTGTATTTCAATTATAGTAATTTAAGTCTACCAGTACAAGGAAATATAACTTTGAAAACAAAAGTTGATCGTAACGCTCAATTATTGCATGATTGTTATTTGAATGTAACAATTCCAGATATTTATTCACCAGTAGTTCCTTTTGGTACAACAGGGGAAGCAATTGGATATGAATTTCAGTGGATTAAAAATTTGGGGTATAATATGATTAATTACGTAGCTGTGACAATTAATGGTTCAGAAATTGTGCGACATACCGGAGAATGGATGAAATTATATGCCGCATTAAAATTTGATAAAGCAAAGAAAGATATCGTAGATCAGATGGTAGGAAATGTTCCCGAATTGTATGATCCTGCAAATGCTTATGATAGAATGAACCAATATCCTCATTCAATTTCAACAGCTACTGGTGTTGCTGCACCATCAATTCCTGGACGAGTTCTTTCAATTCCTCTACATTTTTGGTTTTGCGAAGTAATTGGAAATGCATTACCATTAATTGCTTTACAGCATTCAGAAGTTGCATTCATTATTGAATTAAAAAATATGTATCAGCTTTTTACAGTTCGAGATACTAGAAGTTATTCATATCTAAGAATTCCAGCAAATCTTCGAACTACTCCAATTTCAATGGCTAGATTTTTGTCACCTCCAACATATGGAGTAACACCTAGACCTTCAAATAATAAACTTTTATTATGGAATTTAAATCCTTATATTGAAGCGAATTACATATTTGTAACAGATTCTGAAATGGCTCATATTGCAACAACAGATCATTCATTTTTAATTAATCAAGTTAGTTTTAGACGTCTCGAAAATCAATATTCTGTTGGAGATGATATTGAATTAGGAATGCAAAATCTGTGTAGTCGTGTTGTATGGGTAACTCAAAGAACTGATCGTGTAAGATTTAATGAATGGGATAATTATACGAATTGGGTAGACCCACAAAAACCTCCATTGGATGCAGGTACAATGATAAATATGACACCATGGTATTCTTCTGGTATTGTGCAATTACCAGGAACATCATTAAGAGATATTTTGGTTAGTTCGAATATAGTTCTTGATGGAAAGGATCGATTTACCGAAAAACAATATGAATTCTTTGATAAAATCCAGAACTATCGTCATCATTCAGGAACTGCAATCGCACAATTACCAGGAATCTATTCATATTCATTTGCATTAGATCATCATACAAGTCAACCATCTGGTTCAATAAATGGTTCTCAATTTAATAAGACATTATTGAGAAATACTTACCTTTTACCACCGACAAGTGGTAATACAGCAGATAGTGTAGTACATCTTTGCGTCTTAAAGTCTACAGCTAACAATCCTAAACCTACAGTTGTAAATCCATTCGAGGTAGATGAGAATGGAGTTTTAGTATACAGCAGAGCAGATTTAGTTCATATAATTCAGAAGACCGCTGCAAATACATATAACTATACATATGCTGTAAATGCGTATGTCGAATCTTATAACTTTTTGCGAGTTATTGGAGGAATAGCAAATCTAGTGTTCTCATCATAATAAGGATGAGTGGTCTAACAATTTTGAATGCTACTTATGGAACAAGTTCGACTTCTAAAGATGTTACAAGTTCTGTGACTTCATTAGTTCAAGATGGTGTATTAAATCTAAGCGTAACTCCGCATTCTTTGAATGTAGATGATCCTGCTCCAGGTCAAGTTAAGACTTTAAAAATTAACTATAGTATTAACGGTGGTTCATCAACTTCAACTGAAGCTATTGATGGTGGTTCAATTAACATCAATGCTCCTCCTGAAAGACATGCATCGGGATTACAGATTAAGAAAGCAGAATACGGTGTTGATGGAAACATGACAGATGTATCAGATGTTTTGCGTGGGATGATAAATAATGGATCTATTAATTTAACTGTTGGATTCAAACAAGTTGGATTACCTGATCCTAATCCCCAAAAACAAAAATCTCTACAAGTTACTTATACGATAAACGGAGCTGAAAATTCTAAAACTTTAAAAGACGGACAAACTCTTAACATCAGTGCACCAGCAGTATCAAGCTCAGCAGGAACAACACCAGTTCAAAGTAGTTTTGATACTCTTGCAAGTATCTATAAAGGTGTAGTTCAGACTTTAGGATTCTTTTTACAAGCTATGTCAGTTGGTGGAGCATTTGAATTTGGAAACATGAATGGTGGTTATGGATATGTATTAGGAGGAATTGCATTCGTTATTCCATTTTTTTCATTTTGGGCACTTCCGTTAGCAATTCTTGTAATGAGAATGTTTTATGATAGCGATTTCCCTGTACCAGGAGTTTAAAGGTAACAAACGTGTAATAAACAATGGATAAGCAATACTGGCAAGATACTTGGAGAAAAATATGCGATATGGCATATTATCGAAAGAGAATAACTTCAAAAATCACAACTAAATATGATGGAGAGTTTCTGGATAATATAGTTAAGAAAGACTATACAGAATACACATTCGATTATATTTGGTATCAAATATCAAAAATAAAAAGTCCTGACGGACTTCATATAGATGCTTTAATTGTTCCAGAACTTTTAGAAATTTATGTTCCTCGTGTTTTATTTGAATGTGCTGGTGTCTATGTTTTTTTTAGATATTCGTTTCCAAATTGTGAAATACATTATTGGGAAGATGAAGTTATAGTTTAGATACCCTTGAACTGTCCGACTCCCTTGAATCCGCAGAATACATCTCCCGAATCGCGAGCTTCGTATACACGACCAGTCTTCTCACCTACTACGTAATCCTTGCCGTTGAACTCGGTCTCTTCAAAGTCCTCATCTTCATCTGCGTCAGGACCCTTCACAAAGCGTCCATTATCAGAATCCCAAAAGGTTCCAGGAGGATCAACAGGAGCAATCTTACTAATCTCAGATAACTCCTCGATAGTTACAGAAGTAACCTCCTGCTTCTCAGCTATCTCTTCATCATCCGTATCCTGCTCTCTTCCATCAGGCTTCTTAGTCTGTGCGAAAGCTCGCATGTGATCTGCAAGACCATCCTTGCGATAATCATCCTCAGTCAACTTCTCAATGTAAGACGTGAACTCCTTCTTCAAGGAATCGGTCATCTCTACATCTACTGCAGACAAAGCAGTCTTGAGCTGAGTTGCCATCACAGGAGAGAATCGCTTAATACGCTTCTCCTTCTCCTCTGGCTTGACCTCCTTCTTGGCCTTACCCTTTACAGGCTTGGTCTCAACAACAGGTTCAAGCTTTGCCAACTTAGCACGCTCCTTCTCAAGCTTCTCAATGTGCTTAGTGCGTGCTTCCTCATCCTTGAACTTATCAGCCTCAAGCTTCTTAGTCCAAAGTGCCACGTTCTTGCGAGTCTTCTCAAGAGGAGATAGTTTTACCTTATCATCCTCCTCCTTCTCCACAGGCTCAGGTTTAGTCTCCACTTTCTCGGGAACACCCAACTTCTTGAATTGATCAACATGTTCACTTGCGAACTCGAATGCCTCATCAGCATCGAATCCATAATTGCCGGCCAAACTCTCAACGAGAGCATAAACCATTGATTGCATTTGCTTGCTTGAAATCTTGCTTGACATATTGTATCGTGTGACTCTTACATATTTTGGTAATCTAAAATCCGTTTTCAACGAATGAAAAAATCATACTCAATCCCATTTCAGGACTTCCGGGCATCTACGGATATCGCCTGAGTATGTTTTCCATTTTATTTGGTTTAAATTTTTATTTGGTTTAGCAGCTGAAATATATGGATAGCCATGTATCACTGAGATCGTACTCTACCTTCGCAGCGTCCAAGCTACGAATCATGATCTTCCTGTCGGCCGATGTCATGAAACTGGTGTCCCACATCGTACCTGGAAGCTGCTCCACACCCATGGGGCCGAAGTTCTTCAGGAATTCATATTCAGTACTGCAAGCCAGGTCCTCCGAAAACAACCTCAACTTACTTAGATCTCTGTGATCGTACTTGCAACCACCCTCTTCAGGTGACTTGCAGTTATCCAGATCTGTGTTCTGGTGCCTGCACATACGAGTCTTACCACGAGTGGAAACCCACTTGTCGTAATGCTCGCACCGCTCGTGACGAAACTTACAGTCTCTCCACTCACAAGCGTTACCGCGTCTACACCATGGGACGAACCTCACTGATGTTTCTGCGATAGGTGCTTTTGTGACCTCAATCCATTCGGACTCAGGTTCACTGACCTTCACAACCGTCTCACAGTCGGAGTCATCACTCCAGCTGGTTAGGTTCAAGCTATCCTGGAGTAAAGCTTGCGCTTCAGCCCAGAAATCACTCTTGACCTCAATAAAACCGGGTTTCATGTTCTCGTAAGCAGGGTATGTTTCCACACCATCCTCACGAATCAATTCACCGTCGTCAAAACTAGACTCGCTAAATAGAAAGTCGTCAATCATATCAGAAGTCATATCGTTAAAACTTGTATGTAAACTTGTTAAACGATGTATACTGTCTATAATCTTGGAACTAATAAATCCGTTTTCCATGGTTCTGCGTTATCGGCATTTTTTTAACAACGTAATTCATTACAAATGAGTGATTCTGAATTTGCTAAGACTCATCTACGAGATCATTTAAGTTCTCTAATTATTTCTCCGGTATCAGAAGGGTTTTGGAGTATCTACGCTTCAGCAAAAGAGTTATGTGAACGTAATGAAACTATGGACCAAGTTTTGAGAACATTTGAGAATATGTTAACTCGTGTTCCTGAATGGACAGATTCAACTTTATCTACTGAAGTTGAACGTATTCAAAAAGTAACTAAATGCACATATCTAGATGATCTTTTGATGGGAGTATTTATTGCATACATGAAATCCTTTGCATCTCTACATTACCGTGGTTCGTCTAATGAAATCAAGATTGATTTTGATAGACCTACATTAGCTCAATTCGTTCACGAGTTATATAAGCATTCGGCTCGTAAGTTATGGCAAACTGCTTACTTATTTAAGACAGTTGGAGTTACTTCTGAGTCTCAAGCACGTAATCGTCAAGAAATTGAAACAGTTGTAGCAGGATGTTTGGAACAGGTGGTTCGTGGATTCTTGCCATGGGAATCTATTGCAAAGAAATATTTTTCTAATCCCGTTGAAGAAGTTATGACGGAAGCACCTTCACAACCAATCGTAGAAGAAAAGAAAGAAGTTACATTTGATGAAGAATCTGAATATGAAGAATCGGAGGAAGAGGGACCACCAATGATTATTGGAGAAGAAACTACATTAGACATCCCTGAACTACAAGAAGAAGACGAAATGAAAAAGTTAGAGAGTCGAGTTGAAGATTCACTCGTTCTAAATCTGTAAAGAATTACGCTTTTTCACAACAAATGATGATTATAATTGCTTCATTGGCAGTTGCCATAGTATGTTTTATAATTTATGCTTTGGATAGAAAGGCTAAGGGTGAACCTATTACTTGGGATACTGCAGGAAAACTATCTTTATTCGGAGGTCTTTTAACTTCTGGGGTTGTATACGCAACCGCTCCAGAAATTACAGAAACTGTAGTTGAAGTAGTTAAGGAAGCTGCACCTGTTGTAGCTGCAACTCAAGAAATGTTTGTTGGACTACCTACTTTTTAATCGATTAATAAAACTGTATTTCCTTCTGGAACTGAACTAACTTCGTAAAGACTTTTTACTGCTAAAACTTCTTTACGTGGAATTGCATCTTTACAATATCTAGCAATAGCTTTATACAAATGAAATCCATGATATCTATCATGTTGTTCATCGTCAGAAAACAATAGAGATTTTCCATCAACAGTTAACCATTTCATAAACAATTGAAATAAAATCAAGTTCTTGTAGTCAGGATGTTCGGGACCCTCAGGAAATAAATCCCAAAACATAGAAGTAGCAAACCGACATAAATCAAAAGAAGGATTAGGTTTCATTTCAGGATATTTAGAATGATAATAATCTCCATAATTATATTGTCCTCCTGCTTCTTCGTCAATATGAAAATGATCGCTCATAAACAATTTAGGTTCTTTCAAACCAGTAATTTTAATGGATGCAATTCCTCTTTCAAAATCAATAATCTTAATTAAGTATCCGTATGTAGGAACTTTATATAAGATTCCACCAGAATTATAATAAAAGAATTCTTTATCAGTTTTCGTATACATAACATTATTTGCATGAAGGTCATTATGAGTTAATCCAATACATCTTTGAGCATATGCAAGAGCAAACATAAGTTGAGTAATCCATGCTAAATGTTTAACATTATCAAAATTCATCATCATTAATTCATATATGGTCCCTTCACATTTCTCCATAACAGTAATTTGAACTGGAACATTCTTGAAAGTAGCCCATGCAAAAGGTTCACAACTTTCATCATCTTCATCCATTTCAGAATCATCATCACAATCACATGAACGAACTTCAAAAATATAAGAAGTGGAAACTGAAGAAGAATCTGATTCATCATCATCATCTTCTTGACCGTCATGTAATACCCGACTTAAATCACCCATAATAACATCATCGGCAGGAATAGGTTCAATTTCTTCAACGTTTCCTAAATCCATTTCATCACCTAAACGAATCGCAATTCGGGAAGTTCTAGTATGTTTGAAATCATTAGAAGTAATATCATTACTTAATTTCATATCAAAAGTCTTTCCAATATTGTGAGAAAACCATGGTCTATCCGCTAATTCACCATAATCATCTGAAATATCAATTGTATGCTCTGCAGAAATTCCATTAAAAATTCCATAGACTTTAGGAAAATGTTGACATCCTGTTTGGGATAAAATGGCAGAGATTGTAGCTCCAACATAACTTGCATTATTAGGATTTTGTAGTTTTTCAAATACTGCTGATGATTGTTCGGATGAAGTTGGAAGTCCTAAGGTTCCACCATATTCGCCTCTCATGAATTTATAAGGACTTAAAATCATTGCTACTTTTGTATGAATTTCTGCGTTTCCTAAACTTGTTCTAATTTTATCAGATTCAAGAACGCTCAAAGCCTCTTCATCAAGTTTAATTCCGTATTCTGTAACATGTTCTAAATCAGAAGTTTTAAATAGTTTTTGAATTGGAGGAAAATATGGTTGAATATTATCCACATTCCAATGTTGTTTTGCTGAACTTCTAAGATTAGAAAGATCATATTTATGGACGGTAATTGGAATCTGAGAACTTCTCAATTCACTATTAGAAGTTTGTTTACGTTTTACCATATTATACAGAATGAGTTAAAGCATAATCAAAATATTCACGCATTAAAGTTAAGATGAACTTCAATATCAAGAAGTTTAACATGGACATGATACGGACTAAATGTGCACTTGATTCTAAAAAAGCACCTGTGATAGTTTTCATTGGAAAGCGTGATACCGGAAAATCTTTTTTAGTTAGAGATATTCTTGCCTCAACTCGCGATTGTTTTCCTGTTGGAACTGTGATTTCAGGTTCAGAAGTAGCCAGTCCTTTTTTTCAAGATATGGTGCCCTCGAAACTTATTCATGATAAATACAATCCTACAATTGTTAGTGGAGCAATTAAGCGTCAAATGTCTGTGAAACAATCATGTAACCAAGAAAAAAGAAGTGGAGGGCATTCAAATGTAGATCCTCGTGCGTTTCTTATTTTAGATGATTGTTTATATGATAAAACATGGATGAATGAAGAATCTACTCGTTACGTATTTATGAACGGACGTCATATTGATTTAACAACAATGATTACTATGCAATACCCATTAGGTGTTCCTCCAAATTTGAGAACTAATATTGATTTTGTATTTATTTTAAGAGAGAATGTAATTGGTAATCGTAAACGTATTTATGATAACTATGCAGGAATGTTTCCTACATTTCAAATGTTTTGTCAGTTCATGGATCAATGTACTGAAAACTTTGAATGTCTAGTTGTATGTAATGGTATTCAATCAAATAGATTAGAAGATCAAGTTTTCTGGTATAAAGCAACCGACCATCCTCCCTTCAAAATGTGTGATGAATCATTATGGCATGATAACAAACCTTTTACAAGTGCTATCTTATCAGCCGATGAATATTCACCTGATAAAGTTCACCGTAAACCTTCTGACCCATGGGTTAAAGTGAAGAAAACAGAAAAGTAATTATTTGCGATTTTTTCGTGACTTTTTACGAGTTCTACGTTTACGGCCACCTTCATCTAAAGCAGCTAACATATCCTTAGTATTCATGCTATCAGTACCAATTGGTTTCTGATGACCTGGAATAATAGGTTTTTGAGGAAGAGGTTGTGTATAGTCACGTACAACTTCTGGTGCTTTTGGTCTCTTAAACAAACTTGGAGCAAATGAAGATGATTTTATTATAGCAGCTCTTGCTAATTGACTTCCAAAACTGTCTGGTTTATAATTTTTAACGATAGACCCCAAATTTAGTTTAGATTCTAAATCTTTAATAGAATCACGGACTCCCATAAAGTTAGTCCTTCCTTGAAGAAACCTCTCGGTTCCAGGTAAAGACTTTCTACCTAGAAACGTTCCATGAAGTCTTGCAGGTGTGTCAGCGTATCTTGGAGGATTCTTTCGAGTAGGTTCTGTTGAAGTATACGATTTATTTGACGCAGTCTTTGTTCCGCCTCGTTTTTTCATTATTTATTACTTGTAATTTATTTACTCGTCACGAATAGCTCCTTCGGAAGGATGAAGAGGAGTATCAAACTGCTTCTCGATATCTGAAATCTCTAGAATACCAGAATCCTTCTTTGCATCATCTAAAGCCTTCTTACGCTTAGCATTCTCTTCCTTCTGAGCCTTAATCTTCTCTGCCTTCTCTTCCTCAAAAAAGATATCACGGTTCACTTCATTCTCCTTGTACTTGCGCATCATCTCATTGAGTTCTTGCGTAGCATATTCTACATCAGGCATCATATGTTCAGAAGGGTCCCAAGGTAGCCAGCATCCAACCTTTCCAATATAAAGATTGTCACGAGGATACTTGCGTTGAAGTACCTTAGCAAATTGTTGAGTCTCTTCCAAAGAACTAAAAATACGACGTACCTTTACACCACGAACATTCGTACGAAATTCAACCTTTTCACAATACATAGTTTCCAAATCCTTTTCATTCTTCAACAAAAATACTTGATACTTCTCGTGAATATCGGTCTTCCTGATTTCTTCATTATGAACCTTTGTAAATTCTTGCATATCGGCCATTAAATCATCGACTTTTAACGTATACTTCTTAGAAAGAAATGCCATAAAGTGCTCCATCCCCTTAACCTTCCAATCATATTCTAGCCACTCAACAAACTTTTCGTTCATAAATTCCTGCTTGTGCTTAAGAACCTTTTCAGGTGAAATAAAAGAAATAATTGCATATCTCTGGGTAGGAATCTCAGGGTCCTCATCCAAATAGTCTACAATCTCACCATCTTCAACTTTAGGTAGTTCTTCACGGGGCATTTGTTTATTAATGTTGGGATATGTGAAAGTCCAATATTTAACGACGACGTCTACCACCAATTAAAGTAGTGGCCATACTAGAAATTGTGCCTGGAACTTGCTCTACAGAGCATACACCAAATCCAATAAAAATAGCAGTAACCTTAACATACGTGTCAATAACTAATAAAATTAGAGCAGTCCATGAAGATGCTTTATCAGACGGATCAAAGTTAGTCAAATACAAAATCATGATCAACAAGAAAAACATTCCCATAGTTAAACCTAATTGCGTAAGACTCGGCTGAGAACTTGATAACATTATTAGGACACCTCCAATAGCAGCAACTTGGATGACATTACCTGCAAGAATGAGGTGATCTCTAGAAATGTATTGGTCGTCTTTCAAATCATAAATATACCGAATTAATCCCAAAAGAGTACAACCACTCGAAATAATAACGAGAGTCATCACGAACACAGCCATGCCAACATCTCTAATTGATTTGGTACAAACCATTTATTATTATTGGAGTTTAATATTTGGTTTACATTCACCTATTCCGAGAGTTTGTTGCATCATCAAAGGCGCAGGGCAATTTTTACAAGGACACTTTTCGTGGTCGTGACCGAGTATATGTCCCATTTCATGAGTTACCATATATTGTCGATAGTCAGCTAAATTTAATTTGCTTTTAGCAGAACCATAAAACCATCTATCAGCGTTCAAATACATAAATCTACCTCCAAATTCAGCGCACGATAGTTTATCATATCCACATAATTGTTTAATAGTTGACGGACTAGATAATCGAATTAAAACAGCCTCATTCTGTAAAACTGGTTCAAAAAAATATCCATATTTAACCCAACCATCTGGAAAATTTAGATAAATACGAATATCAAAATCAATTGTGTGAATATTACGGATATTATATTTTTTTATAACATCGGGGTCAATTACGAACTTATACTTGATGTGCTTCATTAATATCTTTCTCTATTTTTCTCTAAACAACTGTATAAAATGCCTGAGTCAAAAACTGCTTCTAAGCCCGGTGTTGATGTTGGAGATTTAGTTGCTCGCACTGTAAAGTATGCATTGGAAGGTCTTGTTGTAGCAATTGCTGCGTTCTGGCTTCCTAAGTTTATGGGAGGAAAGTCTCTTCCTCTATCCCAGGTCGGAATGATTGGACTCGTTGCACTCGCTACTTTTGCCATTCTTGATGTGTATGCTCCTTCTGTTGGTGCATCTGCACGTACTGGTGCTGGATTCGGTATTGGTGCAAAGTTAGTTGGTTTTCCTTAAATTAGACTCTTTCCATAATTGAATCCATAATTATAGCTATATGATCATGAGGAACATCACCATAGCGGTATACGTAACCACGTGCACCTCTGTCGTCTGGGTTATCAAAATTATCAACATTTATCTGAATCTTTGCTGATTCTCCATCATTGGGGTATACTTTGAGTTGCCATGAATCTTGTCCTAGATACCGAAGTCTGTAGGTGTACCCTTCAGTTTTAAGAACGTTCGTCTTAACTTCATGTATGATTTCTCGAAAAGTTAATTGTCCTTTCATTTAAGGCTTCTTAGATATATTATTTACAATTCCGTTTTCGAAAACGAATTAACAATTTTGAATTATTTAAAATTCAAAAATGTTGAGATATATGGGAGAATGGTTCAAGATAACACCCAAATCTTACGAACCAGAAAAGCAAATAATTGGTGTAAGTTGGTTACAGATACGTAATAAGAAAAGTCCTGAAGAAGCATATCGCCAATATTTTCAAAAGCAACGAGAAGAGGCAAAGATTTTATATCCATCGTTTCGTAAAGATGTGGAGTGAACTTATTATATCTGCGATAGTAGTTACTGTCTGTATTGGAGTATATTATTTAGTTACTGGAAAACCACCTGGAGCTCGTGTTATCGAACAAGATTTACCCATAGCTTCCGGATTAGATGAAAATCAGGCTACCTTAATGTTTTTCTATGCAAGTTGGTGTCCTCATTGTAAAGATGCAGACCAACCATGGGCTTCATTAAAACAAATAGTTAAAAACGAAGATTATACATATGGAGGTAAACGCATAAGCTTTGAAGAAATTAATGCTGAAACGAATAAAGGTAAATCAGCTTTATATAAAATCAATGCGTATCCAACATTTAAAGTTGTGACAGATAAAAAGGTTTATGAAATGGTAGGAAAACCTACAGTTACAAATTTAAGAGAGTTCCTTAAGAAAGCTCTTGGCGATGAGAAAGTTTCTCATTGATTCACTTGCTACTTTCAATATATCATCGGTATCAAAATCGCTCAATTCAGAATCAGACATTAATTCGGGATATATAATTTCCAATGTTAAGTCTGTCTTTTGTAATTCAATAAAATTAATTACTGACATATTGAAAATCTGACGCATATAAATAAGAGGTGACATTACTCCAATGTTTTCAGGTGTAATTTTTTCAATAATATTAGTTTTTAAAGAAATTTCAAGAGCATCCGTTTGAGTAATTCCAATACAAGGTGTGAAAATATCACCGTCAATATAAACTTGACCGTATAATTCTTGAGGTTTAAAAACACCAGGAATACAGCAAGAACATTTCAAAGCACTCAGAATTGGAACATCTTTTGTAAAAATTGTAGGAATCCCCTTGCTAATATTTGAAGCAATTATGTATAACGGCATTTTTGCGTCACGTATTTTTTTATTACGAATATCAAGACCAAGCTCTCCAAAAACTAGACATATTTTTTCTTCAAATAGTTCCATACCAAAAACACCTTTATGTGAAAGACTATGTGTAATATCATTAAAAGTTAATTTTGGTGTTACTTTACTCATAGAAAGATGTTCCTTTGTTAATTCAATTAGTCTAGAATCAATGGGAAATCCAAATGCAACTACAGTAGCAATAACAGCTCCTATTGAACATCCATAAACTCCATCTGGAAAATCCAGCTTCTGGTATTTTGATAATTCTTGTAAAGCTCCTAGATGTAAAATACCTTTTGCTCCACCACCACCTAATGCAAGTTTCCTAAACGGCAAAGACATTCTTGTAGTGTAATAAGTAGGAATGCTGAAAGCCCGTGAAATCTGGAACGAACAAGAACAACGTAGATTAAATCGTATGTCTGCAATGTCTCCTGTCATGGCACAAATTCAAGCTAAAATACGTCAACAAGCAATTCATAATTCAAGTGCTCCTTACATTATATATGAAGTACCTACCTACGTATTTGGTTATCCACTTTTTAAGTTAAGTGAAGCTTTGGAATTCTTAGTTAAAGAATATTCAGCAGCAGGATATTGGGTATGGGTAGTAGAAGCTAAATACTTAATGATATCTTGGATGAAAGCAGTTAAAACACGAGATGCAGGAAAACCTATTTTGGCTACAAATTATCGTCCTCAAGTTTATGATCCCTCAACTATCGCATTCATGGCCCGTGACCCAAATGAAAACTAGTTAATAATTAAATGGTACGCATGAATCTATCTGAAATTGGTAGAGTTAGTGTGAACGTTATTGTTTTAGCTGTTTTTTATACCATATTTGGTGCTTTCATTTCTTATATGATGTACTACGTAGTTGATGAATATAATGATGCATGGGAAAAAAGGAGCACAACTTACCAAGTAACAGACTTAACTATTGAATTATCAATTTTATCAATTGTTGCATTCTGGTCTTGTGAATTTATAAAGATTGCTCCACCTTTTTTGTATGTTCGGAAAGAATTAGATGTGTTAGTAGATGGGCATATTTCTGGGATTTTCTTTATTTTTGCTGTGTTTGTATTTATGGATCATTTAACAGAAAAATTAAAGTTTGTTTTCAATAAACTTTTTTCATCTACCTTTGACAAACTATTTCCTCAATATGGTTCAATTGTGGATTTAAGTCTTTCTTATCGTCCTCCGCGTAAAACGGACAAATATAATTACACGCAATAGAGTTATCAAATGGAGTGTAAACATACTCTAATAATTGATGAAGGTGAGAAAGTATGTACAAAATGTGGAACAATCCTTGAAAAAGTTATTGATGAAGGTGCTGAATGGCGCAATTATGAAGATTCTAAAGGTGAAGATCAGTGTCGTACTGGTTTTGTAACTTCTGAATTATTACCTGAATCTTCATATGGTTCAATTATTTCTTATAAAGGTCCGGCAAATATGAAAGATCTACAAAGACTTTCATGTTGGTCATTATCTTCAAATTCTCAAAGATCATGGATGGGTATCTTTGATGCTATAAATTTATCTTGTACGCATGCAGGACTTCCAAAAGCTATTATTATGGATGCTTGTGGAATGTATAAACATTTGGAAGACGCTCAAAAAGTCCGTGGTGAAACTCGTAGAGCTTTAATGGGTGCAGCTATCTTTGTTGCTTGTCGAAATAGTGGAGTTCCACGAAGTCATGAAGAAATAGCAAAAATCATGACTGTGAATATTAGATCTCTTTGTAAAGCTATTACATACTTCTCTGCAACAGATAATACTGTTCTTCAGACTGAAATTGGTATTGCAGAAAGGTTATGTGCAACCTTAAATTTGAATGATGAACAAAGACAAAAGATTATGGATTTATTGTATGAAATTTCTACAAAATCCGAGGATGATTTTGAACATACACCAAAGACAATTGTAGCAGGAGTAGTTGCCCATGTGATGGGTTTAAAAACAAAAGCATCAATCAAACCAGTTTCAGAAGCCTCAGGAGTATCAGCATTAAGTATACATAAAATTGTTGGTAAAATTAAATAAACATACTAGAATTACGAAATAAAAGAGCTTCTAATTTTTGAACTCTTTCAAACATATTATTGTTATTACTAATGTTTTTCCATACATTGGTTGAAGCAATACCGTTACATTGACCTCTTCTAAAGAAATCTGTTCTAGCTACCGTCCAAATTTTACCATCAGGACTTGTAGCAATTGTATTTGTATTAATAGGGCCTGGTCCATTTCCAACTGCAATCCATAATTTCCCAGTCCAAGCTAATTGAAATGGATTTCCTCCAATGAAGAAATCTGTAACTCCAGTATTATTCCACGTTAATCCTTCATCTTCACTTATGGCTATCGTGTTTTGTTGACCCAGTTGTTGATATCCAATTGCTACAGTAATGGTTCCATTATATAATACACTTGTCCCTACTCCTGCTTGAGACCCTCTGTTAAAGAAATCGTTGGCAGATGAATTTGCGGTCCAGTTTTTACCATCTGTGGATGTATAAATAGTGCAAATTCCTTGACCGACAGCTATAAATCTTCTACCAGTCCAACAAATACCTCTGCCTTCACCTGGTTGTGAAAAATTAGTATTAAAAACTGCTAGTCCAGGTGATGATAGATTTACTCCCTGAGTCCAATTTTTACCATCGGAACTCCACATAATAATACCATTATATATACCAATAACACCTGTCTCAGCTTTTCCTCCTGCTACCCATAATTGTAATTGACTGTTCCAAATGATGAAGTTTCCATATCCGTTATTAAATGGATCATTCGTAGAAGCAGTCCAGGTAATACCATCTAATGAATATCCGATTGAACCGTTTGGACCATGACCAACAGCTACCCACATAGACCCATTCCAAGCTACTTTCGACCCAATACCAAATGCAGTAGTTCCTCCAAAGAAATCATACGCAGCATACCATTTTTTACCATCGTAAGAATAACCAATTGATCCTTTTGATCCTGCACCAACAACGACCCACATAGATCCATTAAATGCAACTCCTTGCCCCTGTGATATACTAGTATTTCCAAAGAAATCTTCAGATTCAAACCAAGTTTGGCCGTCATTACTCCACGCAATTGCTGATTGCAATAAAGGATTGCCTGATTGCCAACTACCAGTCGCTACTACTAAAGGATTAGGAGGAACTATATTATCTACATTAAACATGCTAAGCTTTGTGTCATATCCTCCAAGAGTATCACTTACTAATCTAGGTACAAATACATGTTGTAAAAGATTTCTCACAGGAGGATTTGTATTTGAAAATGGATCAGTTCCTGACATTCCTTATTATCTTAATAATGAAGAATCAGTTTAATTCCTTTTCCCAATCTAGGTATATGGAGCCACTATTTACAAAGTCCGAGACTTTAAGTTCAAGATTCACTTTGTTTCCAATTTCAAGTGAGGAGGAAGACTTGTATAAACTTTATAAAAAGGCAGTCGCATCTTTCTGGACTGTTGAAGAAATTGATTTCTCTAAAGACCGCGATGATTGGGAGAAATTAAATGATTCTGAAAGATTCTTTATTAAACAAGTCTTGGCATTCTTTGCTGGGTCTGATGGTATTGTTCAAGAAAATCTAGCTACTCGATTCCAAAAAGATATTCAATCTCCTGTTGCTAGACTCTTTTATTCAGTTCAAAATGCTATGGAAGGTATTCATTCTGAAACATATTCTTTATTGATTGACCAATACGTTCGTGACGCAGATGAAAAATCTCGTTTGTTTCGTGCGATTGACCTGATTCCTTGCATTGCCAAGAAAGCAGAATGGGCTTTGAAGTTTATTGATTCAACAGATTCTTATGCGACTCGTTTAGTAGGATTTGCATGTGTGGAAGGAATCTTCTTTAGTGGTTCATTCTGTGCAATTTATTGGTTGAAAAAACGTGGACTCTTGCCTGGTCTAAGTTTCTCAAATGAACTTATTTCTAGAGATGAAGGGTTGCACACCGAATTTGCAGTCACGTTATATCACAAACTTCAAAATAAATTGACTAGTGAAGACATTGTGGATATTATTCAACAAGCAGTAGAAATTGAAACTGAGTTCATTTGTGATTCATTACCTTGTTCCTTAATCGGAATGAATAAAGCAGATATGTGCAAATATATTCAGTTTGTAGCTGATCGTCTAGCAGTTCAATTAGGAGTTGGGAAATTATATAAAGTCCCAAATCCTTTTGATTTTATGGAATTGATTTCTTTAGAAGGAAAAACTAATTTCTTTGAAAAGAAAGTTTCTGAATATTCAAAACCTGGTGTTGGTTTATCTCAAGAAAAGATGACAATTATATTTGATGAAGAATTTTAAGTATAATCTCCAATCCATATCCTTCTTGTTGATAAATTAGGATCATTGTCTCCAACACGTCGAGAACCCATTGTAATTCTAGTACCGGCCGCATTTACTGCTACCGATACTTTAGTTCCAACCATACCTGAATTAGTAAATAACACACTCCCCTCCCCTCCTCCTGACCCATTTTTACCACCGACCCATTTAACAATCTGACCACCATTTGCTTTATCAGCTCCAATAACATTAGTTCCATCGCGAGCGCAACGCACAGATGTAAATCTTCTTACTCTAGCAAAATCTCCGTATTGTTCAGCCTGATTACTTGTTAAAAGAAGATAGTATAGTCCTCCTATATCTGTACCATAATATCCTATAGCACCATCATCAGAACAACATACTGATGTAATTGTATATTGTTGGCCTGCTGATCCACTTTGGATTCGAGACCATCCTGCATCACCAACTCTGTATCTGTTGAAATATGTACCTTGACCAGTTGATGCATAAACAACCGAACCATCATAGCTACATGCTAATCCTGTCCATCTTGCCCTATTTTGTTCTATATCTGCACCAATTCTTTGAAATGTAGACCAATTTGTACCGTCATACGTTGAAGTGAATGCAGAGTCGTAATATGATCCATCTTCAGCTGACAGGCCAGCGTATATTACATTACCGTTACCACTCATTGCTACAGCGTTATATAGTATATGACTTCCGTTACTATTTTCAATCTGGACCCATGTTCTTGGAACTATTGTAAGATTATTACACACAAGAACTCGCCCATTTCGACATGAAATTACAATTTTTAATCCGTCGGCTGCCATACTTACTGAAGAAAATAGAGTTCCGTTTGCAACATTAACAATTTCTGTATCAACTACCCATGTAGAACCATAGTCTAGAGAGAAATAAGGAGCATTATCTGCAATTGCACAAATGCGATCTGCTCCACTAGACATTGCAATCTCTCCCCATGTGTAAATATTTCCCGTAGGTTCGTATGTTATCTGACCCCAGTTTACGGGAGTTGATACAGCTACAGTTGGTAGTGGTACACTTCCGGTAGCAACTGTTTCAATATCTGGAACAGTATTAGATTTTGCTACAGCAGTAATCTTAAATGTATAGTTAGTATTTCTTATCACAGGGATAACAATTGTATTGATTGGTGAAAGAACTGAATTAATAAAGGTATTGTTGAAATACGCATTGTATTTATACACGAGACCATTAACACCTGGGGGATTAGTAGGAGCATTCCATGACAATCGTGTTCTCAATGTTGTAGTCTCAGACGATGCTAGTCCAGTTGGAGGATATGGCCTAGTAATTGCATCTACAGGTGTTGATGCAGAAGATCTATTTGTAGTTCGCAGGTGATAAGTATAAGCAGTAAAAGTATACTGTTGGCCGGGTACCAAATTATTCACGATGCGCGCAGCAAGTGGATCTGGGTAGGTATATGTAGCGCTGGAATATCCAGTTTGTTCAACAATATATCCAGAATGTGGTCCTGTTGAAGGATGTTCCCAACGTAATACGATATCTTCATATTCAGCATTATCAATTCTTAAATTAGTTGGAGGTTCTAATGGACCAACCGTAGTAAACGTCACAGTAATCTTCTCAGAAAATGTTTTTGGTGGAGATCCTGAGCCGCCAGAACTATACGTGAAATAACTAGCTACTTTGTACGTGTAAGAATCAAGTGAAGTTAAGTTGGAAATATCATATCTGTTTGTGAATACTGTAGTAATTGGATTATCGGACTGATCATAAATTTGGTATCCACTTAGACCACCTGTAGGTGCAGTCCAAGTTAATGAAGCAGTTGTTTGATCAATATCTATAGCTTGTACTGATACAGGAGGATTTGGAGCTGTCATTGAAAGACCTTCCTGGCTTAGAATTGATAGATTAGTAGTGTCGCCATAGTAATTTTTTGCTGTTAACATGTAAGCAGTACCTGGAGTTAGACCTGTAACAATAAATGATGTTGCTCCAGTAACCCTACCTACTTCAGTTGCTCCATTGTAAATAATAGTGCCAGTAATAACATCATCTGCATTAGCCCAATCAAGCTTTACAGAAGTAGTTGTAGCTTGTGATGATGATAATTGAAGAGGTCCATTTGGAACGGTATCGAATGTTACAGTAACTGCGGTAGACTCATTAGTAGTTGAAGCTATGTAAGCTTTCACAGACAAAGTATAAGTTTTAGCTGCTTGTAATGTTGAAACTGTAAATGAATTAGTGAGTGAAGTATCTAACTTAGTAGCTCCATTATAGATATTGTATCCAGTTACATTACCTGTAGGTGCAGTCCAGTTCAAAGTAGCTCCCACAAGTGTTCTATTTAATGCTGTTAATGAAGTAGGAGGATTTGGTGGTGTAATAACATCAGCATCTACACCTGGAGTTGATAGATTAGTAGTTGAAATAAAGTACGATTTGATCACAAATGTATTAGTTACACCTAGAGTTAGTCCAGTTACATTATATGTTAATCCAGTTACAGTAGCTAGTAGACTACCTGCTTTAGAAATAGTGTATCCTGTTGGTGTACCATTAGGAGATGAAGGAGCAGACCAATTCAATGTACCAGTTGTAGGATCTACAAGACTTAAAGTACCAGTCGCGTTAACAGGATCAACTGGTACAGTATCGAATGTTACAGTAATCTTCTCAGAAAATGTTTTTGGTGGAGATCCTGAGCCGCCGCCAGAACTATACGCGAAATAACTAGCTACTTTGTATGTGTAAGAAGTAGCTGAAATTAAGGAGGAAATATCATATGTATTTGTTAATACTGTATCAATTGGACTATCGGTATCATTATAAATTTGGTATCCACTTACACCTCCTATAGCAGGTGCAGTCCAACCTAAACTAGCTCCAGTAGTTGTTTTGGTTGGTGCTGTTAATAAAGTAGGGGGATTTGGAGCTGTCATTGAAAGGCCTTGTTGGCTTAGAATTGATAGATTAGTAGTTGAATTAAAGTAATTTTTTGCTTTTAACATGTAAGCAGTACCTGGAGTTAGACCTGTAACAATAAATGATGTTGCTCCAGTAACCCTACCTACTTCAGTTGCTCCATTGTAAATAATAGTGCCAGTAATAACAGCATCTGCATTAGCCCAATCAAGCTTTACAGAAGTAGTTGTAGCTTGTGATGATGTTAATTGAAGAGGTTCATTTGGAACGGTATCAAATGTTACAGTAGATGCAGTAGACTCATTAGTAGTTGAAGTTAGGTAGGTCTTCACAGATAAAGTATAAGTTTTAGCTGCTTCTAATGTTGAAGCTGTAAATGAAGTAGTGAGTGAAGTACCTAACTTAG